AGAATCACGCTGATGCACGGATTTACTTATCGTGGATTTGTAGACGTGGTACTTAGGCATAAGGTTACAGGTAAGTTACTGATACTGGAAGTTAAAACAACTGGTGCTAAGTATGTAACTGAAGCAACATATAAGAATAGCGGACAAGCTCTTGGTTACAGTCTAGTGCTAGATGCTATAGCTCCTGGCGAATCTGAGTATGAGGTATGGTATCTAGTATATCTTAGTGGTGTTCAGAAGTATGAGTTACTACCATTCCGTAAGCACTACAGTGACCGCGCCTTCTGGATTCAGGAACTTATGATGGATGTAGATAGGATAGTGTATTATGAAGAGCATGATAACTACCCTAGTTATGGCGAGAGCTGCTTCGATTTCTTCCGTGTATGTGAATTCTATAGTAACTGTACTCTCAGCACTCAACTGTTAAAAGTAGCGTATGATCCTGAGAAGGATATGGATAAGATGGATAAGGAAGATAGTGATGGTTATACATTTGAGTTATCACTACTTGAGTTAGTTAATGCACAGCTAGATAGGAAGGATATATAATATGAGTAAGCTAACAGAGTATGCGAAACAAGTAACCAGTAAGGTACTCATCACAGGTATGCCAGGTTCAGGCAAGTCAACTCTTGCAGCTATGCTCGCTGAACGCTACACATTGCATTGGCTAGATTTAGAACGTGGAGTTAATACACTGCTGAAACTTCCACCTGCTTGGCAGGAGAATGTAGATATTATTAGTATCCCAGACAGTGCAGCATTTCCTATTGCCAGTGCAACTCTCACCAGCCTATTTAAAAATAGTAAAGCTAGTATCTGTGAGAAGCACGGTAAGGATAGCTGCGCACTGTGCAGGAAGGATTCACTACCAACTAATGATATAGATTTTAACACCCTTACTGCTAAAGATATAGTGGTAATAGATACTGTTACTCAACTCTCTCACTCCATTCTAAGCCATATCACTAGAGCAGAAGCTATTGATTACAAGATGGAGCGTGATGATTGGGGCAGCTTGCGTAAGATGACTGAGTTCTTCTGTTCTCAGTTCCAAGCTGCTACATTTAATCTAGTATGTATCGCCCATGTAACTGAAGCTAAGGCGGAAGATGGTAAGACAAAACTTGTATCTGCGTTCGGCTCTGCTAGTATGAGCGCGGAATTTAGTAAAGCCTTCGACCATGTAGTCTACTGTGATATTAAGAATGGTAAACACGTGGCTGGTAGTTCCACCAATTATAGCAATGCTGTACTTACTAAGAGTAGAACAGACTTTGCTATTGAGAAGTTAGCAGTTCCATCCCTTCTGCCTATCTTCGATAATGCGCCAGTAGCTACCCAACCTACACAGGTACAAGCAGCTACGGCTACACTCCAAGGGATTAAGAAGCAGATAGGTCAGATAGGAGCAGCCCAGAAATGAACTACCTGAAGGTATATAAGGATGGTGAGGTGTTATCATTCCCGTTCAGTCAAAGTAAGCACGTCACAACTAATGACCCGACTAAGCGCATGGCTACGAAACGAGAAGCAATTCGTATTGCTCATGCCGCTGGTTATACTAAGAAGGATGGTTCACCACTTGTGAGTCAGGTGACTATTCCCAATTTCACTTCCAACCCAAAAGGAGCTAAATAACATGAGTGAGAATACAGTAGATACTATATTAACTGAGCGCGGTTCACGTTACGGTGAATTTGATGAACATGCCAGAATAACACAGTCTATTAAGTCAGCTATGTTTAATAGTAAAAACTATGTGATTATGTCTGATGATAAACGAGAAGCTCTCGACATGATAGCCCATAAAATTGGGCGCATACTCAATGGCGACCCGAACTATAAAGATAGTTGGACAGATATAATCGGTTATGCCAGATTAGTAGAGAAGAATTTACCTGAACCTACAGTTGGGTAGAGTAGTAGAATTTAGGTGTCGCGCACCTAGCATCGTTGGTCTATAGATGTAAAATATAGACAAGTTATTGGTGGGTTTTAGCTACAGTTAAGAACATCACCGAGGGATTAACCCACCAGTAGCGATAATTAACTCAAGTAATCTAATCAGTAATCTAATCAGTAATCTAAACTAAAGGAAATAAATCATGAGTGAATTAGACAGCGTAGCAGGACTTCTTGATGCAAACTTGGATGACTTGGCAGACTTGCCAGAGTTTCTGGTTCCACCAGCAGGTGCATATAATGCAACTGTTCTGAGTGCTGAAGAGAAGAAGATTGGCGATCATCCAGCAGTAGAGATTAAGTTCAAGCTGAACGCTACTATTGAACTGGCATCAGCTTCCGATACACCAGTAGCTGATGGTACTGAAACTAGTATCAGTTTTATGCTGGACAATGAGTTCGGAGTTGGTGGATTGAAAGCAGCACTAGCACCAATGAAGGCAGCACTCAACACTAACAGTGCCCGTGAAACTATGGAAGCCTGTAAGGGTCTGGAGATCATGCTGGTAACTAAGGTGCGCAGTGGTAAGAAAGGTACTGACAACGAGGATAAGAAGTATCTCGGCGTGAGTAAGATAGAAGTACTGTAAGGCTTTAGCTCTTTAGTAGCTGACCGTCGGTTGTGGATATAAGCGGTGACTCCGCTGCTACTAGAGAGCTATCACATTATAATACTACACTAGGAGTAATATATCATGACTGAGTTTAAATTAGGGCTGACACTACTCGCAATAGGAGCAGTATTTGGTTATGCCGGTGCATCTTCTTTAGCCAGTATGTTTATATGCTTCGGAGTTGTTATATTTTTTGGTCCATTCTTTACACACTAAGTAGGAGTAATAGCATGAAGATAACTATAATTAGACTTTGGATGCCTTATTTTCGCTGGAGTCTTAGTGTCCGTAAAACTCAGAAAGTTTGGTTCAATTACTGGTCGCCAAGATATTCAGTACAGCAACAGTTAGAAGTACGTTTTGGTTATTGGTTAATTTATATTCCACTCAGCAAAGTATATAACAAATGAATCTACTATTCCTAGGTACGGCAGAAGATGAAGCCTATCTTCATAAATTAAAACCTATAGTTGGTGTAGGTAATCATACTAAGGTTGTGTTACAGAAGGCTACTACTCTAGCTGAGATAGAGCTATACTGTAATAAACATTCTATAACAGGAGTTATCTGTACTCAGGCTAATCTAATACAGAAACTTACAGGTGAAGATTATGGTAACAAAATTCCATCGCTGGATAACTATGCCGGTTCTCTATTTAAGCGCAATGGTATTGAGTGGGTATTTGTTCATCCTCTTGCTCACACTATCACTGTACCTTTCGGTAACTTTCTTCTTTCTCGTTATATTACTAAGCTTATCTATGCTGATAGATGGTATACATCAACGCCATTTTCGTGGGAAGTTGCCACGGAAGCAACAATAGGAGCACTCTATGAACGATTTACGCAAGCAGTTATATTGGCAGTTGATATTGAAACCATTAAGACTCCTCTCAGTATCACTTGTGTTGGTTACTGCGCTCTGTTTATTTCTCCTGATGGACAGCTTAGTTCTCATAGTATCGTTCTTCCATTTACTTCCCAATTCTTTATCACATGGGCTGGTAAGTTTAACCGCTTGGCTGGAGGTAAGGTTCTACAGAATGGCAAGTATGATTTATCATATCTTTCCAGATATGGAATCCCATTAGAGAACTATTACTTCGATACAGCTACTGCACATCATTGCTGGTACAGTGAGTTGCCTAAAGACTTAGGAGCTATTAACAGCTTCTATGTACGGGATGCAAGGTACTGGAAACATGAAGCAGATGTATCTGTAACTAGTGAAGCCTACTATTTATACAATGCCAAGGATACACATAATACTCTTAACGCATTTATAGCTTGGCTATTAGAAGCTCCACAGTGGGCGCGTAAGAATTATCTTATGGAATTCCCGTTAGTATATCCTTGCCACTTATCAGAAATGACAGGACTGAAGCGTGATATGCAGCGGATGCCAATACAGATAGCTAAGATACAGAAGCGTATGGACGCGCGCATGGCTGACTTACGTGTTATGACAGCGACTCCTAACTTCAATCCTAATAGCCCACTACAAGTTAAGGCATTGCTTAAGATACTTGGTTGTGGTGATATCACTAGCAGTAAGGAGCAAGAACTTAATAAGGCAAGTTTCCGCCACCCACTTAATGAAAGGATATTTGGTGACATACTTGAAGTTAGAGGAGATAGAAAACTACTCAGCACGTACTTTGGAGAAACAGTTAAAGGCCCAGAACCTAAGGAGTTTAATGGTCGTATCCTCTATACTCTCAACCCTCATGGAACTGATACGGGCAGACTCGCAAGTATGGAGCACCACTTCTGGTGTGGCTTACAGTTACAGAACATACCTAGAGGTGACGAAGTTAAGTGTACTCTCATATGCGATGATGACTTCTTTATTGGGGAAGCAGACTATGCCCAAGCAGAAAGTAGAGACACAGCTTATATTACTGGAGATACTAATCTCATTAAAGCAGTTACAGGAGATAGAGACTTTCACGCTCTTAATGCAGCGGCATTCTTCGGAGTTCCTTACGAGTTAATATATGATGATAAGTTAGGTAAAACCTTAGATAAGAAGTTACGTGACCTAGCGAAAAGAACTAATCATGGCGCTAGTTACTGTATGGGCGACCAAGTTATGCTGGAAACTATGGGGATACGCAAGGTACTGGAAGCGCAGAGGTTACTAAAATTACCTCCGCTGTGGACACCGATTCAGGTAACTGGCCATCTACTATCAGTATTTGCTAAGACATATCCAATAGTAGCACGTGACTATCCTGAGTGGGTAGTAGCAACTGTACTGGCAACTCATATGTTAGTAGGGGCTACTGGTTGGACTAGATACTGCTTTAAGAATCCGAAGTTAGATAAGCGCGCAAGGAATGGATATGTTGCACATAATCCGCAGTCACTGAACGCCATGACTCTTAATAAGGCATTCCTAGCAGTATTCTATCGCGTGTGGCTACCTCACCAGCAGGACTTTAAACTGTATGGTCAGATACATGACAGTATATTATTTGGCTATCGCAGAGGTCATGAGTATCTAGCTCAGATGGTTAAAGATTGTATGGAGTTTGATGTAACAGTAGTAGATATTAAAGGTATCAGCAGAGTATTAAGAGTACCTGTTGATTTGAAGTTAGGATTAACTAGATGGGACGGAGAATAATATGATAGCATTTTCAGGAAACGTAGAAAAGAAGTTATTACAGCTCACAGTAACAGGTAAAGAACATGAGGAGTTTGTACAATTACTTCGCAGAGGTTGTAACACTTGGGATACTAAGCCTAAGTGGGTGCAGCAATTAGCTGATGCAGTAGCAGATGTTCCAGGTTCAGTGCAATTAGTTAAGCCGGAATAACCCGCGTAATCGGACTAAAACAATAAGGGAATAATACTAATGTCTAACCAGCAAGACTTCTTCCACCAATACTTTAACTATCTTGGTGAGACAGAATCCCCTGACGTATATCATCGCTGGTGCATACTATCTGCTGTTGGTGCATTACTAGGCAGAAACTTCAGTCTACAGCATGGACACTTTACTGTGCATCCTAACCTATACACTATGCTTATAGGCGAGGCTGGGGCGCGTAAGTCCACGGCGATTAAGATAGTTAAGAAGTTGATTAAGCAAGCTGGTTATGATAGCATCGCCGCAGATAAAACTACGAAGGAAAAGTTTCTACTTGACCTAAGCGGTGAGGATGATGAGAATAGTAAGGGAGCTGATATATTAGATAAGAACTTATGGGAGAATGGTGATGATGAATTACTTACACGGCCTGTCGCAGAGTGTTTTATTATGGCTGATGAATGGAATGAGTTTACGAGTCTGGGCAACATTGAATTTTATTCTATGCTGGGTAACCTTTGGGACTATGATGGAGTCTTCCAAAATAGAATTAAGACAGGGAAAAGTGTACGCATTAACAATCCTACTATCTCTATTCTCGCTGGAAACACTGCTACTGGTTTTGCTCTGGCTTTCCCTGCCGAGATAATAGGACAAGGATTTTTTAGTCGCTTACTACTAATACATGGAACTGTTACTGGCAGAAAGATAACATTCCCTAAGCAGCCAGATGCACTCGCTACCGCTGACTTTGCTGAGTATCTACAGCATATTAGATCACACTGTCAGGGACAAGTTACACTTAGTGCTGGTGCAGCGAAGTTATTAGATAAGATATATAAAGAGTATGAAGGTTTTGATGATGTGAGATTTATGTCCTATCTGAATCGCCGCCTGACTCAACTTATGAAGATATGTATTATCTGTGCAGCTACCAGACTGAGCAGGGAGATAACTGAGAAGGATGTGGTATTAGCTAATACTATACTTACTAATGCTGAGATAGGAATGCCTAAAGCATTAGGTGAATTTGGTAAAGGTAAGCACAGTGATGTAGCTAATAACATTGTTGAGGCAGTAAGTAATACTACGAAGGGATTAGACTTTAAAGAGTTGTGGGGCTTAGTTGGCCATGATCTAAGTAACCAGCCAGAAATGGCAACGATACTTAGTAACCTAAGAGCAGCTGAGAAGATACAGCAAGTAGGTCACGTATTTTTAGCTAAGAAGAAATTGAAGTTGCAGGTAAGTACAGATGTAGTAGATTATACACTTTTAACAGCAGAGGAAAAAGGAGAATGAAATGGTAGATAACACTAGATATAAACATAACCCAGATAAGATAGCGGTGCGTAATAAGATACTGCACTGTAATGGGCTGCGGCACACACCAGACCTTACTGAATGGGAGAATGAATTTATAGGTTCTCTCAGCAGTAAGTTAGCGATGTATGGCCCAGACTTTCATATTAGTGAGAAGCAAGACTATTATCTTAATAAGATATGGGTTAAGCATTTTGCTAACGCAGCAGTATTGCCAGCGGTTCCACCTAAAACTAAACAGGAGTTAGATGATGATATACCCTTTTGATAAGGAAGTAATGCTTGATTTAGAAACAGTAGGAACAAGCGCTGGGTGCGGGATACTTAGTATCGGTGCATCTACACTAGATAGGCTAGAGAAATTCTATGTAGCTATAGATATAGATAGTTGTTATGAACGCGGACTAGCCTATGATAGTGATACACTAGGTTGGTGGTCTAAGCAGAGTGAAGAAGCTAGACGTGCTGCATTTAGCGGTAAGTTAGACTTGGCTGAAGCACTTACTATGTTCAGCTCATGGTATAAACTACAGGCTGATAAACTCTGGGGTAATGGCGCAGATTTTGATAAGCCAATACTTACAACTGCTTATGAAGCGTGTGACTTACCTGTACCGTGGAAATATAATGCTGGCCGCTGCTATAGAACTATGCGCGCATTATACCCACAAGTTATATCAGCTCCATTTATAGGTGAGAGACACAATGCGTTAGCAGATGCAGTTAACCAAGCAGCACACTGCCATGCTATATTACGCCATATATATGGAGGTAGCTAACTATGGCAGACCACGTATATTTCCCTGAAGTCTATATGAGACTACAAGAGGAAATACAGAAGCATCCAGCACTAATGATGAATCTACTTCAGTTACCTAAAGATTCTAGTATGGAAATGAAACTAGGAGAAGTTGCTGCATTCGTAGGAATAATACTAGATGGGTTCTATGATGCGGAACAAGTGGAGCAGTTATGTGAGGAATGCTTGCGCAGATTAAAACACGCTAGAATGGAGTTGATACAGGACTTTGCACCGCCTGCAACAACTCCATCTAACTTACTAAACTAACCTTACATTGCAGCCCCGCCGCTAGTATCTGTAGTTGCGGGGTCTGCTTGTAACGGCATACCAGCTGGCTGTCCCTTATACTGTTCATTGTTAAAGTCAGCTAAGTTATATCCTCCCATTACCTGCTGCATATACTGACTCTCAGGATTACTTGCACGGTTCACCATAGTATTAACCTTACTTACATTAGCAGCCATTACTTGTCTATTCCAGAACTGTGCAAACTGTTGCTGCCTTCCACCAATCTTCATATAGTTAGCTGTAAACTCATTGATCTGATCTACGCTAGGAATATTACCTCCGGCCACAGTGTTTTTAATAGCGCTGCCGAGGGTCTGTAACTGCTGACTTCTGGCAGCTGCATATACCTGTGTCCTGTGAAAGGCATCTAGAGCTACGGCTTCATCAAGTGGCTTAGCCCCCAACAGTCTAGCAGCAGTCATAGCACTGAACAGATCATTCTGCATAACTATATTACCAGCATTATCAGTGCTAAATACTTTACCTCCAGGATTAGTTGTAGCTTCCATAGCCTGAGCCAGTCCTGCCAGCGGCCGCGATACTCCAGAGTGTTCAACTCCTTGCAGTAAACTACCCCAGATACTAGCTCCATTATTTATCTTCGCTAGTGTATCATGTATCGCACCATAGAACTTAGTTACAGCTCCAACGATAGGTACGTCAGCAGGGTTGGTAGGAATAACAGTTACCTGCCGAGGGTTAATATCACCACGACTATACATATTTAATTTAGCATCTGGGTCTAGCAGCATATTACTAGATGCACCGTACAGTAACCAGTCGCCAGCTTCCTTACCTAGCACCTGATATGTACCTTGTACTATATCCTTATGACTTTCATTGCCTGCTGCATTACCTACAATATAAGTATTGATTGCATTAAATGCTGGCAGACCATTTAAGCCGTAGATACTACCTTGCATACCTAGCAGAGTAGCAACTGTTTTCCTGTCACCATCACCTACATAACGTAACAGTTGTTGAATCATATTAAATTGATAGGTCTGGAATAATCCTAGAGCTTGACCTATTGCACCCTTGAACATTAGTGGCCGTTGTGCTGCAAGATGGATACCTTCCACACGATTCACAAAGGTATTGATAATGGATGGGCCGACTTCAGCTGGTAACTTCCCTGCTGCAACAGCTGCATCCACCACGTATTTAGCAGTAACAGCTGATTTAAATCTGTTATAAGATTCAACTCCCCTATTACCACTAGCAACTTCCAGCCAGTTACCCATCTTCTTAGCAGCTGCCAGTGCGTCACCTACACGGCTAGAGAGTTGTGCTTCTGATTCAGCTCCTTGCAGGGTTAACCTATCTGCCATAACACGGAACTGGTCAGTGAATGAGGGAAGATAGTTATTAGTTTTCGCCCATTGATACAACTCACTATTAGCCTCACCACCTACAATCTTATTCCACCAATCACCATTTACTTTAGCAAATAGTTTGGCCGGACTGAGAACTGCACTAGATGTGCCAGGAACTGTAACTCCCATCAGATCATGAATAGTTGCAGCTCCTTCCTTACCATCCATCTGTAACTCACGGATGAGCTTAGGTAACTCAGCGCCGTATAACACTGCATGACCTAGACCGTTATTAACTGCATTCAGTGGGTCAGCTCTAAGCATAGTAAATGACAGTAGTGCATTAGCGCCCCTAATGAAGTTATTAAGTGCAGGCTTAGGAGCCGTATGGTTAGCGAGAGCATAGGTAGCTGCGTCCTGATAAGTATTAACTCCGATCTCTTTAAGCACGCTGTTAATTCTATCCAAGTCAGCAGGTGACTTAACACCGGCCCATGCTTGCTGAAGTTTATTAACAGCTGTATCTACACTAGTCTGCGCCAGCCTATTAATAGCACTCCAAATAGGAGTTGTACCTTCACGGCTCGCATAGAGTGCAGTTTTAATGTAGTCATTATAGGGATTAGATTCCTTAGCTTTAAACAGTTGGCTAACATAACCTTGCCGTGAGTTCTGAGCTAAGTCATATGCTGCACCCTGTCTACGCAGTTCTGCAAATTCACTACTATAGCGTTGTTCAAGCATATCACGAGCTAAGCCAGCATCTTGATTCCTGCGCCAGTTCATTAAATCATCCCACATTTTAGGTGCACTAGTTACAGGGAATGTAGGAGCAGATACACCACTTCTCTTCAGCGCTGTATCTATATAGTTATCATTGATACCAAGATCATAGTCATAGTCTTTCATTGCTTGGTGCCAAGCTTCACTCTGATCTTTATATATAACCTTATAGCCTTGGTCGGTAGGAACCTTATTAGCCATTGCTTCAAGAGTAGTTGCATCATGTGCATGGATAGTAGTTATATGGCCTGTACCATTTATAGTACCATCTACTACGAATGCGAAGTGAGGATATTGCCTGCCATCAACAGGAGGAATATAGAAGGTGCGGCCCATATTCTTACCGATAGTAATACCTTGACTAGCTCTCAAATTCATCAGTTGAGTGATATGACCTTTATGGTAAGTATCCCAAGTATTAGCAAACTGCTGCATACCTTGTGTCTTAAGCGGTATAGCTACAGGTGCTTTAGTATCTTCAAATACTGGCTCGGCTACCTTACTAACATCCTCTGCATCAGCAGTTGCTGCCTCATAATCTAACTGTTTAATATTAACTAGGTGCGGGCCTTCACCCTGATAGTCTGCTATCAGCTCATACTTCTCAGGTGTTTGACGCAACTGCTGTGCTACCTTCCACAGTTCTTCACCTGCTGCTGGATCGTTAAGCACAGCATGACCAGCAGGACTAAATACATCTGCAAGTTGTGAAGCTTTCTTCTGCAATAGTTTCGCTGTCTGCGAACCAATCTGCTGCATATAAGATGCAAGTGTTTTATAGTTACCATTCTGGGAGCTAAACAGTCCGCCACCTACTGATTCTCTATTAGCACCTACCAGTAGATACCCAGGAATATTATCTGCAAACTTAGGTGCATCCTCACCTAGATAGTTATTAGTTACATTCAACGCTTGTGCTCTATATATCCGCTGCTCTTCTTTTAATGCAACCATACCACTAACTTCATGCTCGCTTATCTTAGCTGCATCACTGGTATTATATATAAGTTTAGCATACTGTGGTTTAAGATAAGTTTTAATCAATCCCTTACTAGCATTCCAATTACCTTGAGCAATCTGCTGCTGAGTAAATAACTTCTGTTTATTCTGAGTAGCGAATAGTTGTGACTCATAACTAGCAGTGTTAGTCATTGGGTCAGCCTTGAGATACTCCGGAGTCACGTTTACAGCTTTAGCGATATCATATCCAGTAAGAGGTTTCTCGCCTACAGCCAATGCACTCTCATTCTGCATACGTACTGCTTCCTTACCTTTCAAGTCATTGAGATACATCAGTAGTGATGGCTTATCCAACTGCGTACCATCCTTTAATTTAATCTCATCTACTGCACTATTATCTTTAAGGTAGCTATAAGCTGACTCCAGAAATGGAATATCATTCTTACCTACTGGTATCTCGGGATTGAATGGAGTTTCAAGTGCTTTAATATAGCGACCCTCCACTAGTGTGAGGTCACCACCAGCACTAGCAATACTCCAGTCTTGACCTTGCTTGTGGCCTTGACTGTTAGCAATAGCTGTAACTTCCTGTTCACTCTTAACCTTATCAGCTATACTAAGTGTGGGCGCTGTATCATATATCTGGCCAGCATCTTCCCCAACTAGACTCATTACTTGAGTAGCAAGCGGCACTTCATTAGCAGCAGTTACTTTAGCTGTTGCATTATCTAGGCGAGTCTGCGCTGCGGCTACTTTAGTTGCTGCCGCATCATATGCACTTGTACCTACTGAAGCCTGCCCAAGATTAGCTTTCGCATCTTCTACTGCTGCTGCAAGTGGGGCTGTATCCAGTGTTCTGTTAGCGATAGTAGCTTCCTCCGGTGCAGTGATACCAGCTCTTACAACACGCATACCACCAGCTAACTTCTGGGCTGCATCCTCCGCACTAGCTCCACTCATTACATCGAATAGAGTATTACCTAGTTCAGCATCATTACCTGCCAGTGCGTGAGCAGCAAGTCTACCATTATTAAGTTCAGTAGTTTGAACCTCACTAGCTGCCTTATTCTTCGCCAGTGCTAATGTATCTTCTGAGCCAATAGTAGTAGCTAAGTTCTTACTAACTTCAATATTATTCAAGTGAATAGCTAAACCTTCAGCTGGAGTAGTACCTTTAACAGGCTCAGTAAGAACTGTCTTAAGTGGATTAACTGCTAGGTCTACAGCAGAGCCAGCTGCTTTTAGTTCCGATATCGTGCGAACTGCTACAGTTGTACCAAATATACCTGCACCAATGAAGCCACCGCCGAGCAGGGAGTTATAGGCTATATCACTTACATCTTCTTTCTCGAAGAGTGGAGAAGCTGGCATTGTGAGCGCAGCCGCAGTATTAAATGCAGCGAACTCCAAAGCATTCTGGGCATAACCTGATATCAGTGACTTAGCTAAATTAGCGTTGATAAGTGAATAGGCACCAGTACCATTAGCAATATCCTTAGCAGCAGCTGCTGCATAGAATGCTTGCTTAGTAGGCAGCGCACCGAAACCAGCAGCGAGTCCTAATCCTGCCTTACCTTCAGTAGCTATTTCAAGAGCTTTCTGGCCCCAGTTTAATAACTTAGTACCAGCAAGTCCTGGAGCAAACATAGCAGCTACATCACCAACCATATTAATAGCTCCACTATTAGCTGCATAGTACTTACCTAAATCATCATCCATACCACTAAGCATATCTTGGGTATTTAAATCTTCGCTATCATTGGTAGCACCTACAAGTTTACCGACAGTATTAACTGAGTTCCAAGTAGATGCTACAGCTCTAGTAAGTGCGCTAACACTGAATTCAAAGGCATGATCTGCGCGGTCGCCCCAAGTTGTAGGGTCTAATAAGGAACTACCAGTCTGACCTATTTGATGGTCATCAGCTGATACAAGATAACTAGGAGTACTAGGTAATAGCGGTAATCCATCACTACCTGTAAGTCCTGCGTAGGGAGTGGTATCTGCGCCGGTGTTGGCACTAGCAGTAGGGTCAGTATAGTTATAGGTAGTAT